AGACCCAAGTGTTTCCAGCACAGAAACAGGAAGTTCCTGAAGTCCCTAAGTTGTTCTGGGGTAGTCACTTATCTTTCTTTTTTACCTTGAGCCGTCGCCGGCCCGAAGCAGTGATGGGGTACTTGATGGGCTTGGAACCCTTCTTGCGTGCAATCACAGATCTTTTCTCCGATGGGGACATTCTCTTCGCGACAGCCTTGGGCCTGCATACAGGGTACTTTCTAGTGGACATCTCTTCACCGGAGCGTCCGCACTGCTTACCTGTTCTTAGGTCCACCCAGTCTTCCTTGAACCACTTGGTGAGGCCACCCTGGGGCTTTGCCATTACTTGCCCACCTTCTTCTGGGCTGCCTTGTGGGCCTGACCAAAGCTCTTGCCCTGGATCATCAGCCGGCGCATCAACGCCATGTGCTTTCTGGTGTGATGCTTGGAGTGACGCTTCATGGTTGCTTCTTGGCGATCAGTGAGCTTCTTCATCGGTAACCTCCACCTCTGGACTTGTAAGTTCTTACCAGCCAACCATTTGCGTAGGCTGAGGGATAGACATCAAACTTTCTCTTGGCCTCTGCCTTCACTCGGGCATACAGGGCCGGGTTAGTGGGCGTTGCACCCTTCTTCTTTGCCTTTAGCTTCTTCTTGCTCATTATCCAGCCTCCTTAGGCTCATCAGTGAACGGAAGCACCTTTGCCAGATTAGCCAAGGGGTCACTCTGTTCGATAGTTCCATCGATCCCGTTGTCCTTCAAGAACTGCCGGGCGACGTTCAGTTCAGCACTGCTAGCTTCGCCGGTCAAGATCCTTTGGGTCAGTTCGCCGGCCAAGAGTTCGTGCAGCTTATTCAGTTCATTATTCTTCATCGTCTGCTCTTAGCTCCTACGCATTTCCATCGCTTACGCGACAGGTTGTTGGGGGTGTTGGGATCGTTCTGCTTGGCCTTGGGGAGACGCTTCTTGATCCCCAGGGATCTTGCACAGTAGCTGTCACCCTTGGAGGTGCCGGGGCGTACACGACGACCACCGTCCTTAGCTCGGCCTGCCTGTCCATAGGACACCCTACGGGTTCTGCCCGTCTTGGGATCCTTGTAGACCCTTAGCTTGGCCTTTCCTCTTCGGGGCTTTGCCATGTCACAGTCCAATCTTTGTTGAAATAAAAGAAGCGATTGCACCAATTACGGCAGCCGCACCAAAGAGCCAAGACCTGCCCTGTTCCAGGTTTCTTAGTCTCACATCATGCCGTTGCAGTTCCTCATCATGAACCGCTTGGCGAGAGATGAGAGCATCCACCTTTCCTTCGAGACGGCCTAAGGCGACCAGGATTTGATTATCCGACTCCATCAGTCTGGGCTTCCTTGAATGCATCAAACGCTGCACGAACTTCAGGTGTCCAAGCCGCTTCGGCAACTGCAACCACTCGCGGATCCTCTTCAGACATATCACTGTCGGGAGTGAGGACATGACGATGGAAGGATCGTGAGATTTCCTCATCGCCTTCCTTGATGACAGTGGCGGTTCGTACTTGGACATTCCAAAGTCCTACGACTTCGATCTTGTCCACTTCGAGTTCTTTAGTAATCATGTTGCTCATCCTTTTATTGCGATTTATATGTGATGCTAAAACGGAATTGGTCGTTGGCTCCAAAACCAGCATTCTGGGCCTGTAAGCCGAAGAAATCACCATCTGTGTTATACAGAATTGTCATAGTTGCTGTGTTTTCTGCTGACAACACCATAAATCCACCCGTTTGATTTGCTTGGTATGTAACTCCTGCTTCAAGCATTGGGCCTACAGCATTTGACTTTGCTTCATTTTTCACTGCAAAAGGTAAAGAGATTAAAGTAGTGCCTGTGGGACTAGAGACAGAACTTATTTTTGGATTGCCTGTAACAGTTACAATGTCCCCCACTTTTGTGTAATAACCTGTGTTGAAGCCACTATCCAAAGTTATTGTTCCTGAAGTAGCGGCGGTCATTGCGATGGTATATGTGCCTATCTCATAATCATCCAATAGGTTCGCCGCACCAGACCCACCCAGTTGAATACCACCAAGGGTGTAGAGGGGGTTGATGGTGTCGGCGACGGTGTTATTGGTTCCGAGCTGGACCACCTTGCCAGTCTGAGCTGTCAGGCTACTTCCGGTACTCAGAGCCTTGTCGGTGTCTTTGACGACACCCTCTGTCATGGCTGCACTTACTTTAGTTGGCATAGTGGACTCCTATACTTGTTGATCTGACGAGAACATAAGGACTTTAAGTCTTATTGTTCTGGACGCATCTACATTAGTTGGTGCGTAGGGAAGTGTGAATTCAAATCCGTTTGAGTTTCCCCCCTGATAATTTTTGGCCGTGTGGTTAGTCACTAAAGTCCACGGACCCGCAACAGAATTAGAACTCGATGAAATCGCATTCGTGGCGTAGATTATTGGCGTCATATTTGCATTGAGAATTTGAGGAGAACTTACGTTTACAGTTGTGCTTGTTGCAGCGACGTACGTTGCCGATTCAATTGTTAGATTAAAACCTTCATCCACATTGCTCGAAAGCTGGCCAGAGTTGCTGCCGCTGTTTCGGGTCAATGTAACGTGACCACACGCCTTCACTGATCTCTTGATGTCGCCTTTAGTACTAACTGCGTCGTCCACATACGCCTTGGTGGTTGCGTGATTAGCGAACGTAGGATCAGCCAGAGACACAATCTTCTTATTGTTCATGCTCAGGTTGTCAGAGGGAGCCGCCAAATCATTTACGCCGTGCCGGTTAGTGATCCCAAAGAACCAGTCAGAGAAAGTGCTGCCATCAAAAAGTCGATGGTATTGATAGACTTGCTGAGTAGAACCAGTAGACGGACCCAAGACTTGCAACTCTTGGGTGCCCGCACCGGACCCTGCTCCTCCCAGGCGATTAACAATAAGGATCACTGCTTCGCCCGCGCTGACACCCGCTGGGTAGTTTTTATCTGACGGGTTGGAGGGGACGACGCCGGAAGATCTCTGGGGAGCCGTCAGAGTATTCAGGTTTGTCTCTGAGCTGAAAGTACCGCCGGCTCCGCCAGAAGAGTCCACATACGCCTTCGTGACTACATCATTCGTCCCAAACCCTGACGTTGTACCCAGGGTGATCTTGTTGGCAGTCACGTCGCCAGACTGAGCTACATCGAAGTTGGGTCCGACAGACAGGGTTCCTCCTGACGAGACGTTTCCTGTCGTCGTGAGCGTAGTCGGATTGACCGCCAAGGATCCACTTGTAAGAGGCTCAACTACCTTGGCCTTGACCGTTCCGCCAGCACTGATTGTCGTGTTGCTGGTGCCGCTGGAGTCCTTTACATCCAAGAGAGCAGTGGCGTCACCGCTGGCCGCACCCTTGAGGGTCAGGGGTGTCTCAGTGTTGCTTACTGCTTCGCCCGTCACCGGGAAGGAAAACACGTCCCTAGACACTCCAAAGTTCTGAATGATGATTGACGTGTTATCGAACGCAGTATCAGTTAGGTCTGTGTTCAACAAAGTCAGGACATTGCCGTTCACCGTAAAGTCGGTGCCGGGACGCTGGATGACTCCTGCTACTTCAACAATGAATGTCCCGTCAATGTTTGAAGTAGGAGCGGGTGAGAGGGTGAATGTGGTATTAGCCCCTGAAACCGTGCCCCCGCCATTCAACCCCAAAGCAAAGCTGTACACCTGAGGAACGCTGGGGCTATTCGTGATTCCACCGGCAATAGCTGAAAGCTGACCAAAGTTGACCGCATCTTTGTCACTGAGGCCATCCTTCAGATTAATGATGTTCCTAGTACCCGCGTCAAATTCATCTGCGGCCGTCAGGGGCAGCGAGCCCGTACCTGCATCAATCTGCTCCTGGAGGACAAATAGGAGCTGTTCAGAGTTCTGATTCAGGTCCTCGGCACGGAGCAGCGAGGAGTTGACGAAGTTGGTCAGGAGGTTTTCCGAGGGCGTAACCCTGGCGACCCTGATTCTGTTGGCGTTCGTGGGGAAAGAAGCCTTGATCGGAGCGATGTTAATTGTGGTAGTGCCCGAAACCACGCTGACAGTGAAAGGCGTGTTTTCCGTCTGAAGGAAAGTCTGACTCTCTCCCGAAGTCGTGTTTGTGGCAATCAACTGAAGGTGGGCGGTTTCAAGGTACTTCAGGTCAGTACTGTTGAAGTCCACGGTATCCACACTGGGCGGATTACCCGGTGTAATACTGATGTCGTGATAGCTATTGGGCATGATGAATCCTTATCGTTGTCTTTCGGGGAGGTCAGCGGCTTCGATGAGTTCATTGAGGGCCTTGTTGAACAGAATGTGGTTCCTCAATGGGAAGAGTCGGGCGATGGATCTAACTTCGGGTTCTGTAAGTTTATTACCCAAGCGTCCTCCCGTCGCTCCGCTGAGAAGAGCCGGAACAATCTCTCTTACGGCGTTATGGGCTCCCACCATAAGAGATCCTACAGGAGTCGATTGAATACTCAGCACGTTGTTTGAGTAGCCTGATGTCCGGTACAGATTACTGATGTCATCTTCTTCGGGGTCAATCAGTGAGCCGGCTGACCCGACAATCGGGGCAAGGGCTCCGAATGCACCTGAACGCATGACACCAGCAATCATCGGATTAGGGATGGTGATCCCAGCCAAGTCCTTATCACCGTATGCCTTCTTCCTGAAATCATCTCTTTCCTTGCCACTGAACTTGCGGGCACTGATTTCGGTGTTGACGATGTATCCCAAGTACCCCACAAAGATTGTCGAGAGGAACGTAGCGTACGCCTTCCCATCATTCATTTGCAGGTTGTACACCAACTGCTTATTCGTCGCGTTGATTGCAAACCTTCGGAACTGAAGAAGAGGGCCTGACAGGGGATGTTCCATCCACGGGCTCAGGTTGCCGATCTTGTTCCGCTGGATAACGCGATCCACATCTCGACGCAGAGCAAAATCCAGCTTCGCTCTCAGCTCTGGATCCATGGCTCCACGGTTCCACTTAGCCACTGTGCCCCCAGCTTCAATTTCAATAACCTCAGGACGAGACAGTTCCTTCATCAACTTATCAAGCTGTTCGCCCTCAAATCCCAAGTACTTAAATCTATCTAGTGACTTAGACCAGAAGGTATTCTTTATGGCTTGGCCGTTCGTGACCCTGTAAGCCTTATTTACCCAGTCCTGCATAGTGGTTGCGCTGTGAATCTGTCGTAGAAGTTCATCGATCAATGCGATACCAGCGGGGTTAACGCTGTACTTCGTGTCGCCAATCCTTACTTGAGGGGCACCCGAAACAAACCCTGTAACGGTCTGTCTGATTCTTCCGAGGGTTGATTTCTTCTCGCCGGCCTCATCAACACTCATCGTAGAGTGCATTCGGTGATTATTGATATGTGGCTGGTGGATCAATTCAGGAGCCGCCGCGCCCGCCTCAAGGGAAGCAAGAAGTGGACTATCGATCTCGCCATCTAGGGCTCGACGCTTCAGTTTCAGTAGGGCAGGTACTTGCTGTAGCGTTGCTGTCAATCCGTTGCTGACCGTCGAGTTCATCAGTTCGGGCATCTGAGCAATACCCACGTTGACCATGGACTGAATGAACGTGTATTCCTGGAGGGCTCTTAGATGCCTACGAGCTTGCTGGCTTATGTCCCCTTGGGGCATACCCATGATGTGCCGGTAGAACACGTTGAAACTTTCTGATGCCCAGCGGGGAACTTCTCCACCTTCTTCCATGAACTTAAGGAAGTCATTCATAGTGGGCAGGTCGCCCGTGCCTGAGACTTCAACACCAAGGCCCTTGGCATAGGCAGTGAATTCAGATGCCCCAACAATTCTTTGGATGTACTTGTTGAGGAGATAGTCCGGATTGTTATTCAGTAGGTCGCCAAACTTCAGCGTGCCGACACCCGGTACTTCAATGGAATATCCCTCATCAAAGTTGATCCGGCGGTTAGTCATGCCAAGGTGGGGGTCGTTGCTCTTGGGGGCAATGCGATCAACAACATCGGCAATTTCTTCTTTGGACAGTCCCGCTTTCTTCAGCTCTTCCTCAAGGGCTTTTATCTTTCTTGCCGAGTTCTTCCCCGGAGCGACCCTAGCGTTCACATACTCCTTCGGATCATGGGCGTACTTCAGCCACGCTTCTGCCGTTGCGTTTACCTTGGCTTCACTTGCATTTGGGTTATTAGCCCTGAACGCTCCTCTTAGGAGCCTCAGAACTTCTTCTCGGCCAAACTTCTCCACCGCGAAAACAACCTTGTCCGGGTCGCCCTCTCTGGTCACATAGTTTCTTTTGATTGACTTAGCGATACCGCTAAGACCCCTGCGATCGGCATACTGGGCGAGTTCGGCATAGATCTGCCGGATAGCCTCTTGAGCTTCCCCCTCCACACCATCCATGTCAATTCCTTCACGGATGTTCTGAAGAACAACATTGTCGAACTCATCTGCCCGCTTTGTTCCAAGCTGCTTTTCAACCGCCAGTCTTCGCTTGTGGTAGTGGGTCAGAGATTTGTCTACATTTAGCTGCACGGTGGTGCCTACGTCAACATTAGGATTGTCCCCTGTCGGCATTTCGACAGCACCCGCACCCATCTTCTGAATCTGCGGGTTGGTAGACCTCCTGAACATGATTGCCATAGGCTTGGCGAAGGGGAGGATATTTAGGGCTCTTGACCAAATGCTTTCTTCTGGTAGCGGCTTAGTAGCTTCCTTCGCATAATCAAATTCAATAAGATCAAGAACTTCAGTAACTTCTGAAGGTGTGTCCTTCAGAGCTTTCACTGCCGCCCGCTGCCCTTGGCGATCTAGGCTACCCTCGTAATACTTGACATCGATCAGTTCTTCAGTGATGTCTTCAGTCTTACGGAATGTTCTTTTGCCGGTTGACCCTGGATCGTTGTGTGTCGGCACACCGTACTTGGCGGCCTCCTTGAAAAGCTGCTTTCTGTTCTTGCCGAGTGAGCGGACTTCAGCCTCGATCCGTGCCTCAACAACATCATTCCTTACGTCATTAATGCTGCGGAGCTGTCCCTTTTCTAGTTCAGCCTGACGAGCCTTAACAACATCCTTTCGAATGTCTGCGAGCTTCCTCTGTTCCCTGAACCGAGGCAGCACAGGACTATCTGCGGAGACAACCCGGCCTTGGGATAGCTCTGTGGGAACCCCAAGTCTTCGGGCTTCATCGAGAAGTTCATCGTTCGGCATGTTCGCCGTGATATTGAATGCTTCTTGATCTGCTGTTCTTATCTTCCGCTCTTGGGTAGAGATCCCCAGCTTCCTGGCCTCGGCATAGACCTTGTTGCCAAGACCATTTACTTCCTTGATTATCTCTTGTCGTCTCGGAGGAACAATGGTGAAGGTTGTTCCGTTGACATCCATAGTGGTGTCACCGGGAGTGTTGCCGACTTTCTGGGCCATCTTCTGTGCTGTCTCAGCCCTAAGTCTGACGTTCTCCAGATGTATTTGAGTTTGCCACCCCTTCTGAAACCCGGCCATGCGGGGGAACGCACCAGAAATTCCTGTTCCCAGAGCTATGGACCCTAAGGTATTCAGGACAAAGTCTTGCCCATCAACTAGGGGATCTACTCCTTGTCGGACCAGTTCCAAGGGGACATCAACTGCTGCCGACATCCCCAAACCTCTCAGAGCCGCATTTGCTCTCAGGGACGCTCTTGTAGCAAAGAAGGCAGAGCCGGCGACTTTGGGGGCGAAAGCAATACCGGCTGCGGGAGCCGCTGCCAAGAATACTGGGTCCATCATTGAGACCCCAAACTGGAGGGCGGCACCGCCATACCCAAGTGAGGCAATCTTTTCACGGACCTTGAGCCGTTCGCGGGCGTTCCGGATGCGGTATTGGAATTCATCCAGGCTGTTAGACTCCTGAACAATCTCTTCCATTAGGTCCGGAGGCAGCCCTCTAGTTCTTTCCGCAATCAGTTCCGGGCTTGGCCTGAACTCCGGGTTAGGGGCAAAGTCAGGACGGGAAATAAATTCAATAATGCTGCCGGTAAGTGTTACCTCGTTGAAGACTTCGTCAAGAGTGGGTGACCCAGGGGCGGCAGCATCCCTAGCTTCCTTGATTTCTCTCGGGGTCGGAGACGGGCCAAGAGGAATATTAAAGTCAAGAAATGGTCCTTGCGTCATTCCGGTTCTCCCGGTGTGGGGATCGGACCCTTGAGCCTGCCGGCGGCATTCATAGCTGCATCAGGGCGGCGAAGCAGGTTAGGTACTTCATTTCTGGTCAAGGTAGCAGGACCAATGAGATCTTCCTTACCTTGTTCTCTCGCAAAGTTCTCCATGAACACAAACCCACTTTGATCCGCTCCAGGCAAAAGCGTTCTATTTGGACCCAGCTTAGATACCCGGATCCTGTCCGCCTCTTCTAGATCAGAGAAAGTAAAGACTCTATTATCAGTGCTGTAGCCGTTATATGTAACGATGAAACTGCCAGGCTCCCCGAAAGTCGCGGGCTCGAAATTGAGCTTTCTCCATCCATCCGCGAATTCTTCATCAGATTCCTTTACTGCACCACTATTCGTCCAGACGACATCTCTCAGGTATCGGTGAAGGCTGCCTTCATCCCCCTCCCCAAGTCCCGAAAAGACATATTCGATCTGGGTGTCGAAGAACTGGTTAGCAATGTCTGGCGTCATGCCGGGGCTGGTGAAGGGGCTATAGGTGTAATACTCGCCCTTCACCACCAGATCACGGTTAAAGATCTCCTCAATTACGGCATCCGGAGATAGCTGTCCGGTGGACACGGCAATACGGGCCACCGACATAAGGTGATCTGTGATAGCGGTGGGCAGGTTCCTCTCTTTAACTTCTGTCATGAACGCCTGTTCAAGTCCTCGCATTTTTGGGGTGTCTTCTTCGATATTAATACGTTGAAGAGTTGCCACAGCTCCCGCGATTCCTGTCCCCGTGGGTGATCCTATGAAATCTCCAGCAGCACCCCGCTCAAGCAGGTCGATCAGGACCATGGTCTTACCTACATCACCGGAGTAATAAGCGTTTAGAGCGTTCTTATTGCCGAACGATCGGACCTGCCGATACACATCAAGCTGAGTCTGGATACCCGTCAGTTGTTCTGGCGTAAGATCAATCGCACCTGAGCTGACAAGCCTCATCGTCTGATCAATGCGAGATTTCACCGCTGGGTTTGCATATCCCCCTTGGCTGGACCAAGTCATGGTATCAGCCATGTGCGCTGCGTAGGAGCGTCCGGGATAATTAGCGGCGACGTATTGGAGCCTTTCTATGAACTGCTCTTCAAGAGCTTGGTTCTTTAGCTGATCCATCTTAAGTTCTGAGGTTACACCCCCCTCTAGCTGTACATGGATCTTGCCATCCTTGCGGAGCAGGCCGAAGTTATTGAGGTTTTCATCACTCATGAGGTCGAGGCTGAAAGCCGGGTCTCCCTTGAAGCCCTGGATAACAGCCTCTTTGACGGCCGATACACGTTGGTTGTTGCGAGCCTCCTGCTCTGCTTCCAGACTCTTTCCAAGAGCTTCATCAATCCGGCTCTTCTTAGAGTCATAGTCCACCTTGGTTCTATCACTGTAATCCAGCAGAGATTGGCCGTTTGACATCTTGGCTGTTTGAAGCACCTCATCAGCAAGACGATTGCCCTGAACAGCTTGTTCAACAAGGAACTGCCCGATGCGGTCTGCTGCACCCTGGCTGCCAAACACTGATCTGTAGTTCACATCAGAAATGAGATCTTCCACTGCCTCCAGCGGATTCAAATCAAATCTGTTTGTCAGTTCATCAAACTCTTCTTTGGTTATTTCACCCTTACTGAGCCGCAGTGCGCTCTTGGCATAGTCACTGGGAGATATCGGCTGAGGGTTGGTGAGGCGATCAAGGATGTCTGCCTGAAGAGCAATCTCTTGGTCTTGGCGTTCTTTTCGGTTGCGGAGGCCCACGACCTCCATAGTGGCTCGCCGGCGGAACTTTGAGAAACCCTCTTCAAAGGCCGAGGAGTAATAGAAGTTTTCAAGGATGTCGGGGCTAAGGTTGAGGGGGTTGCGGGTGTTGGAAATGTATTGGGCAACAGCCACGTTCACTTCTGGGTTCTGGCTCAGTCCAGGGTTGCTTGTGTCGTCATAAAAGTCGTTGTTGATGTTGCTTTGGAAGTTCTGTTCGGCCATGAACAGGTTTCGCTGGGCCAAGGCTCTCATAGCCCCCCGCTTGAACCACGGGCTTTCGTCATCCTTGATCAGACCTGCATCGACTAGCTGGGCAAACCCAAGGCCATTCTCCTTCTGCTCTTGGGCTAGGTTGTTGAGATCCTCTGGTGAGATCTGCTCACCGGCGATCTGTCCCTGAATCAAATCCCCTTCGCTTTGGAGTTTACGGTTGTCCATAACGATGCCTGTGATCGTTTTGGATAGCTGCGTGAGCTGGTCCAACAGCGGGCCATACTCATCGATGGGTGGGGCAGGCATTCCCTCAACTGTTGCTTCAGGGCTGGGGGCGGCCTCTCCAAAGGTAGTGAAGGATGAGATGGGATTAGCGATCAGGTCGTAAGTGGGTTCTTCCATGCTTTATCCCCCTCCAAACATTTGTGAAGTTACAGCCCCAAATGATGGGATGTTGCCCGAACTATCCAGCCCCATCATGCTTTGAGTCCGTGCGTAGCTCTGTGCAAAGACATTGCCCATAGACAAGGCCAAATCCAGACCTCCAGGTTCCCGGACAGATTGAACTTGGTCACCTGGGAAGATCGGCTGCATCGGAGCCGGCATCGCCGCATTGACACGGTTCTGAGCCTGAGCTTGGATGGCATTCAACCGTCTCTGTGATTGCTTCATAAAGTTACTCAAGTTGTCGTGGGTGATTGCGGACGCCCTAGCTTCGATCCGGGCAAAGTTGTCGATGAGAAGCCTTTTGGACTGTCCGGTTGTTTCCGTGTTAACGGTCCTGAAAGTGCCAACTTTGGCTGCGGTCTGTCTTGCATATCTGTCAATCGTTGATGCGGCTTGCTGTCGTCGCTGATCGATGGCCTCAAACACAGTGGCATACTGCTGGTCCGCATCTGCGTTGGCACTCTTGGCGGTCTCCTGATACCTTCGGGTATAGAAGTCCATGAGCTTCTGCTGATGCTCAACATTCCGATAGAACTGCTCATTACGCTGGATTTGCAGTCGGCGGGCATAAGCGTTCTGCCGGCGGGCATCGCTTCTGCTGCTGAAAAAGCTGGCACCCGCAAGTGCAATCCCACCGATTAAGAGTGGATCCATTGGGTGAACTCCTTAAATGGTTGACGGGAAGGGCCTATGAGGTGAGTCGAGCCAAACTTGAAGCCCAGCCATTTGAGCCAGCGTATTGTTACTTGATTACGCTCATCGACAATGTTGTAAATATAACGGTATTGGGACAGGAACCTTTTGATCTCGCCCCGTGTGATCCGGGACACGCCCAGACCATACTTTTCGATGCCATCACACGACAGCATCCAGATTCTCCCACCTTCAGGCTCAGGCACAACGCCATACATGCACAGTACCTTGGAGCCGGCGAGGGCGGTGTAGCACTCCCCATGTAGGTAACCGAACATCAGGGCGGTCCTGGGCCGGTACTCCTGAGCAGTGATCTCATCTAGGTCAGGCTTCCTTAGGGCGGCCTGTAGCCGAGACACGTCGGGGAGGATAGACAGTCTGGTGTGTATCTTCGTCAACGCTGTCCAGCTCTTCGGGTAGTCAGCTCACCCTCAAACTGGGCGGCCTGAAACTCACTGGGTAGGTGGCTGGAGTTTACTAGCTCGATCTTTACTCGATCGGCTTGGGCGTACACGGGCACCCTGAAGTCTCCATCTACCTTGGGGATCTGGTCACTGATGCTGGAGCTGTCTCCGAGGTTGCGTCCCGTGAACACATAGTTGACGGCGTCCCGGAACTCAGGGGTCACCTTCACATCGAAGAAGGCCGTGTTGGCAAACACCAGGGTCAGGTATCTGATCTGGTAGCGGTTGCCGTTGGTGGAGGGGAAGAGAACCTGACTGCCTCTAAAGTTGTTGCTCTTAAGGATCGGCTTGCTGAACTCGTATCTCATGGTGTAAGGAACGCCGATGAATACTGTGCCAGATGAAAAGTCTCCCTGCACACTGAGGGTTCCCGAACCTCGATCTGTGACCGCTAGGCTCAGTCCGCCTGCTGTGACCGCCTCAGCAGTCGTCGGCGGAGTGTAGTCAATACCCGTGAAAGTCGTCTTGTCCGTCGCCGGGTCGTAGCTGCCTGTCTTACTTACCCTCCTATCGAGGCGGGTCACATAATCAGAACCGGAGTCAGCCAGCCCGGTCTCCATCTTCATCTTCTCCAGCACCAGCTTCCCGTCCCTCTTGAGGACGATGAACAGGGTTGTATCGATGAAGAAGATTGAGTAGATCAGGTCACCCAGCAGGAACTTGGACCAAGCCGACACCTGTCTTTCACCTTGAACTTCATAGTAGACGAAGTTGTAGATGACTCCAGGATCATTGTCGGTCACAGCCAACAGCATGTTCTCATGGGTGGTGGCCGCAAACCGAGTGATATTGCCCTTGATGTACTTGGGCACCTGAGCAGTAACTTCAACAGCATCGAACTGAACATCAACTTCATTCACCTTGAAGAACTGCTTGACGCCGTTGAAGTCTCCGCGAGGAAACCCGAAGAACAAGTTGGATCCAGACACAACCGGCTCTGCCGTTGGGTTAATTTCAAACCCTGTCTGGGGCACAATGGATACGTTGAGGGGGGTTAGAGTGGTCTCGCCTTGGAGACTGAACTGGGACGTGTCTGAGAACAGCACAAGACGGCCGGCGAATGGCGTGGCCTGCTTGAGATTGGACACAGTCGATCCGCCAACAGCTACGTCAATGACCTCTGAGTCAGGTAGCTGGGCGACAGTGGTCCTGTAGAAGTTGAAGTATTCACCAACCTCCGACATGACCACATTCTCCCCGGACAGCAGAACGAGCCTGTTGCGGAAGAACGCGATGTTGCTGATCTTGTTTCCCGTGAAGGTCGGGGCGGGGTTCGTTAGCTCATCGCCAACTGAGCGGGGCTGAAACTTGAACTGCCCCATGTTGGTTGGGTTGGTGGTCGAGCCGTTGAATGAGCCGTCAGCAGCGGTCAGGTTGAAGGTGCCATCGGCTTTGCGGATCAGAAGATGAGGCATCGTGGCGAAGTCAAAATTATTCTTGAGCCCGCCAGGCGTTGTCTCGACCCATTTACCCTTAGTTATGGTGTCTGTAATCGTGGGGTCGTCTGCCACAAACTCAACGTAGTAATCATCCACTTCTTCTTCGGGGTTGCCCTCAACCTTGAATTTCATTCCGTGAATAGCCGAGGGGGGAAGATCAGAAAAGTTTCTAACTGAGTCTTTCAGGACATCAACGACGGAATTACCCACACCATCCGTAGCGGTGAGGCTAAACGGAATGCTGCCCGTAACATGGACCACGCTTCCAATGCGTGTGGCATTGAATACACAATTTCTTGGGTTGGAGGCGTCGGCGTTAAGATCATGAGTTTGGTTGTTATTTAATTCTTCTTCGATCTTTAAGGCAACGGAGTTGGAGCCTAGTCGGTTCGCGCCATTTGATGCCGCTCCTTGGTTACCGAAGTCGCTTCCTCCCCCATCAGTAGTCACTCCTATATCCTTCTTGCCCGCAAACACTCTGATAGTGCAGGTAAAGAAAGCGGAGGGATTCTTCCGAACCACAATCAGACATTCGTTGGGGGCGGAGGATTGCTCTCTTGAATAACTAGACAAAGTGGTGGACTGACCCACCGTCTTTTCGGTGTTCACCAAGAACGTCACATCAGCGATCGTCACAGCCTTCAGAGAAGCTCGGGGATTAGTTGTCGTCAGGTAATCCTTTGGGGTATCACCCGCTTCAGGATCATACGTGACGGTTTGTTGGACGCCGGCCATGTCGAAAACTTTGAGGTTGTCAGTGTCGTCTCCCCCGTCACACACAACAAAATACTGCTCGGTGCTGTCGCGGTTCACGCTGTGGATGAACAGGTTGTCGGCCGGGGCAGTCAAAAGTTCCTTGACATGCTCTGTGGGAGGACGCTTGGTCAGTCCTTCGACCGGGTTGCCAACACAGTTCTCCTGGGCCTCGCACTGGTTCACCAGTCTCATGGTATCGGGCTGCTGACTGACACCGCCGATCATGTTTGGTACGTCGTTGGTGATCAATGTCATCAGTAGCGTACTCCTCGAAGGGCACCGTGCCGGTTGATGGTCGCAGCCACATCGTTGTGGTCGAAGATAGTACGATCAGCCGTGTCTCCCTCATGCTCCCGCAGGGTGGACAGGCACTTCATCTCATCCTGCATAGTGAAGAGGTGGTGCTTCTGAGACCCAAGCATACGGTCTTGGAAGATCCTGGAAGATCGAATAGTCACATACCTTCGGGCCGTCTCAGGCATCTCCTCAAACGGGTAGAGGAGGACGATAGTTGTCTTCACATCAGACGTGAATTGGAAGGTGTTGTTGGTCTTGTCGAACAGCTTGTCACCTCGCTGAATCACATCACGATCATCATGAGTGACGTTGTTCTTCATCGAGGGGTCGTTGTCTACCCTCAAGACTTCTGCCGCCAACGTGATCTCATTAGAGGTGTTGGGGGACAAGGTCTGATCGGTGAGGGTATTGAAGTGCCATCCCTGACTCTGAACCTCTCTGGATACCTCAGTCAGAATGTTCCGGGCGATAGTCGCATCGGCACCCAGGGCACCGGTGAAGCTGTTGATGGGGGGCTCACCGATGGTGGACAGGATGGTATTGACTGCATCCAGTTCGGTTGTCTTTGCAGGCATGGCAACTCCTTGTGAGAAAAGAGGCGGACCCCCCGAAGGAGGTCCACCCCGTATGGAGACTCAAGATCTCTAATTATCAGGCAGTGATGATCTCGTAGCAGCACTCTTCACGGAGGATACCGTGACCCATGGCGTACTTCGCAAGCATCAGGGTGCCGAGGCGATCCATCTGGTACTCGCTCTCGACTGCAAGGTCCATGAGCTTGACCGTACCAACAGCCTCACTCTGGAAGGCCACACCAACGGTGTTGTATGCAGCGGTGGCAGAGTAGCCAGCACCAACGGTGCCAGTGCCATCGTGATCGTCATACACATCGTTGTTGATCAGGCTGTTCTTGAAGATCGAGCCTGCTGCATCAGTACCATTCGGGATATGGTTAGACTTCAGGATTCGAACACCCGAAACCTGAGTGACTTCGCCCGTAGCGATCGATCCCATACCACCGAAGTCGCTGTTGATGGCCGCATTGCCACTCTTAACAAGAGTGTAATACTGAGCAGGGCTCAGGACCATGTACCGACCTTCGGACGGCACGTTCTTTTCGTCCATCTTTTGGGCCACTTCTGCACAAGCCTCAACAAGCTCGTCGGCGGTGTAGGCAGTATCACCACCAGTGGTGTTGATCTGCGCACCGAGGAACTGAGTGGAGGTTCCAGAATCAACGTCGAAACGGTCCTTGTCAGCACGGGCACCCGCGATGACAGTACGAATAAGCGCACGGTCCGCATGATAGGCAAGCTCACGACCGATCTGGGTGGTGTAAGCCGCCCGAACGTCGTAGTGGTTCTTCGCCTCATCGATGTCCGCAATGAACGCCGTCGAGAGAAGGACGCCGTCGATGCTGATGGTCCGCTCGGCATGCTTGACCTGAGAAAGGTACTTTGATGCCGACGAATCTTCGGTAACCAGAACAGACTCACCAGGGGTGTGGTACTTGGCCTGCGCCGTACCCACGACGGGGAACTGAGCGGTCTTACCACTGCTGATGTTCCGCTGCTGAGTGAGCGGCATCATGATGTTGTTTTCCTCAAACACCTGAAGGATCTCACCAGAGAAAACCTTCAGGAAGAGGGCGTCAGCGTCACCACTGGTGTTGACTTGGCCGAGGCGACTAACTGTTGGTTCAGTATAAGCCATTTGAAACTCCTAAAATTGTTTTACTAGATACGGATTGATGGTCAGTATCGGTAACTAAGAGTTCTCAGTTATCCACCGCAGCGGGCCGGGTATCGTTAGATCCCTCAACATCGCCATCGATTGATCCTGCGTACCAGCCTTCTGGTATCAGAACCTTGTTGTCAGACAGTTCCCATGAACTGCCATTCCAATAGTAGACATGGCCCCTGACATCTGGACCCATCCGAATAAACCCTTCGGACTCATCTACGAATACGACTCTTGAAGCTCCGCACCCGGTCAACCCAACGCTTGCGGTCAGGAGACACAGGAGCGTCATGAGCTTCTGTCTTACGTTCTTTGAGATACCCCACAAACGGGGTGAGGAGGATGACGAGTATGGAAGCAAGTGCTTCATACACCGATCACTCTTCTTCCTCATAGTCAGCCTCGGACTTCTTGAGGTTCAGCCGGGCACCGGTGTATCCGAGAGCCACAAGGGCAGCGGAAACCAGTCCGACGACCTGACCCCAGGGTTCCGCAGACGGGATAACATCGGCAGCCACAAGGGCACCAACAAAGGCGGCAGCGGTACTGAGCCAAAACTCAGTGGTCTTATATCCAGGCTTAGACATGGGGTTCTCCTAAAGTGCTTTTGAATTCTGAAGACGACGGTAAACTTCGTTGCGGTAGGCGGGATCCTTCTTGTATCGAGGATCGCTCATGGCCTCCGTGATCTGGGCTCTTGACTGGAAGGTTGATCCAGAAGCAAGATCAGAAGAGGGCTCACCCTGCATCAACGGCTGCGTTGGCTGGGTGGGGGCTTGCTGACTGTAACGAGCATAGAGCCCGGCCACAGCCATTTGAACCTCCTGAGGGCTGCCGGCAACAAGGTCGTTGAACACATCGATCTCCTGGTCGGAGAGGTTGTTCGTCGCCCAGTTCAGCATGTTGTTGTAGTTGTCTTCGCCACCCACGGACTGGTAAACATCCTTGATGGCGGTCTCGGCCATGATCTTCTGGCCTTCAATATATTCATCAATGAACTCACGGGGGATGCCGGTCTCGGCAAGACGTGATCGGGACTCCTCAGACACGTCGCCGGTCTCATCGAACTCTTCGCTGAGAGCCGCAAAGGTTTCGGGGTCAACGCCGGCAGGTGCTTCCTCTGGGGTCTCTTCCCCAGCCCGTGACTTGGAATACTCCTGCTCAAGCTGCTTGTAGGCGTAGGCCATAGCTTCAGGAGTCTCGAACTTCTCAGGCAGCCACTCGGGACGCTCGATCACGGGCTCCTGAGGGGCTTCCGGAATGGCTTCCTGCATAGGCTCGGCCTGATCAGGTGCCATCGGCGGGGCTTCTTCAGCCTTGATTTCTACCTTCTGATAATCAGCCATCTACTGGGTCTCCTTGGTTCATTTGAGCAGCAATCTGTGGAGCCATAGACTGAGCCATAGACTGCTGCTGTTGTGCGGCTTGCATTTGAGCAAGCTCTTCCGGGGAGCGTACCAGACCCTTGGTATCAATGCCCAGGGCCAGGGCTCGCCTCTTCAGGTACTCACTTACATCCACATAAGTTTGAAGCACCTCGGGACCGAGGAGTTGACCGATTCCTGCAAGGTATGTATCAAGTCGGTTGAGATCGTTCCCTCGGCCGAGGGCTTCAATTCCTGTAATAATAACTGGTTTAATCTTGTCGTCTGGGAGGTTGGGCAGCGACTTCTCTCGCTTCATCTTGTTCATCACAAGGGTGACAAGGGGCATGCTCAACTCTCGGCTCAGGATGCTGTAGATGCCACCAAGCTGACGCTCTACGGCCTGGGTTACCAGTCGTACTTCTTCAGCGGTGACTCGATCAGCATTACGAATTGAGCCTTCAAGGAGCAGAAACGCATACGCGAGACGTTCCTTAATGTCGCGAGTCGTGTTGAGTGCAACAGAGAAATCGGACGCTTTCTGACTTTGAAGGACACTGACATCATTTGCATTACCCTCGCGAATAGCACCGTTGGGTGACTCAGAAAGTGTTCGGGCTCTGGTTGTCCCGTTGGGGTTGACAAGGAACAGAACCTTGGCTGCTGCTGCACTGCCTTCAACAATGGCCTTCGTCAGGCCCTCAAGGCTTTGCAGGTCACCAAGATATTGCTCAACGTATCCACGGCCATAGTTCTCAGAGTCAACTCGGCTCATCCTGAGGGGGATGAATGGAGCGTCTTCAGCAGCGAGAACACGGCGGGAGCCTTCGACCTCTTCGCCAGCGACTTCTTGGTACACCTCAATCTTCCCGTCCATGCGGGTGACCATGCCGGTGTACATCTCTACATGATCGTCGTATGAAGTCTTGTCGCCCAGCTTGTCCTTGATTACTTCAGGGAGCATGACTGGGGATACCGTCTCCATGAGGACGACCATACGCACGAAGCCCAAAGGACATCTCTTGACCACGTAGCGATCCAGGTGAACCACACGCATGTTGCCGCCATCAGGAAAGTACAGGAGAGCATTACCTGTGACGACGAGGTGTCGGACGGCGTCAAAGAGTCCGGTTCGGACACCTGAACGCTCGATCTCATCCATCATCGATCTCTCGATGTTGGCTAGGGAATCTTCGATCTCAGTGATGATCTTTGGGTCTAGGGCTTCCAGCTCTCTCTCCGTCGCCTCATCAAGCTGAAGCCTGAAAAAGGGGGCGTTGGGAGGGAGCAAAGAAAGAAGGAGGGCCGACGCTAGGTTGTTCACGCCACGGGCACCAATGCTTTGGTACGGGGTGGGGAACCGCCTAGATGATGTCGTACCCTCATCCGGGAGAAGGCTCGGAATAGTCAGGGCACTCGCGTCCCTACCACGATCCAAGTAGGACTGACGCTCACCTGAGCATTTGTGGTAGATGGACTTGAGGGTTTCCATTAGACATTGACTCCGCTTCTGTTGGAGGTATTCAGAGGGATCTTGAGCATCGCCTTACCCCGCTTACGCACAGCACGACGACGCCGGCGAATAGGACTCTCAGGGCGCATCTGCTCATTTTCGTTGATCTGGACCGAAGGGTCACTAATCACCGGAGGAGGGGCGATCGTGATTTGGGGAGGAAGTGGTGGAGGAGCCACCGGAGCAGGCGGAGGTGGTGGAGGGGAAGATCTACGGCCTACGCACATACGCTACTCCTTAATAAGGTTGTCTTCCTGAGCCTTCAGCTCGGAAATCAGTTGGTTAACAAGCTCCCGTTTACCTGCGTACATCCAGATTTCGCGTTCTGACCACGAAGGATCAGGACAACGCTCTGGAATTCGTTCGTTCAGGACTTCAACAAGAGTCGGATCTAGGGCTGGAATTCTCCTCATAGTCATCCTTTCCCTTTTCTTGGAGGTTGTACGCATAGAACAGGAGCGTGTAATTGATCATGTCCATGACCGTATCCTCGATTTTCTCATCAGGAACGGCGTAGGTGCCGGTATCGATGAAGGTGATCAGCCTCGACAGCTTGTCCGTCAGGCGGACCATGAACCCCCTCTTGGTGTCCGTGATGCCCAGCCGCTCCACTCGGGTGAAGTTTAGGAAGGGGTCGCCGGCGTCATCACCCCCGCTGTAGTCGTGGTTCTTCTTCTCCATCAGCTTCCGAGCCTTGAAGCACACGTTGTCGTGGAGCTGCAACAGCTTGTCTCGGTCTATCTTGGTTCCCATAGTATTACCTCTTCTTTGTTGTAGTTGAAATCAGATTGCCTGAGGATGCGGGCTACGCGGGCCTGGACGAGAGCGTCCTCCTCAGTAAGTCCCGCTTTCTTATATGCACCTAATACCTTGTCCCAGCAGGGGTTAGAACCCAGAATCCTCAGGGCAGTCTTAGGACCAACGCCCGGACAGCCCGAATACCCATCGACGAGATCGCCGGTGAGGGTCTGAAACAGGTGGTTGTAGTCGCCATCCTCCTCAGTGACCTCAGTGATCCCCTCGTCAGGCTTGTTGGGGTTGTAGTGCAGGCCGGGGATCTGGAGGAGATCTTTGTCCGTAGACACTAGGATCTTCTCAAACCGCGTCTGCCACAGGCGGGTGCCCATGAGCATGCCACAAACATCATCGGCCTCAAGATCCTCATACTCGAAGGTGTTGTAGGTTTCCCTGACATACTCCTTCAGGGTGAAGAAGACCACGGGTTTCCGGGACTTCTTCCGGTGGTACTTGTATGTGGGGAGGACTGTTTTCCTCCAGTTCTTGCTGCCGCTCAGGGCCACCGCCATCGTCACTGCGTTGGTCTTCTCTCTCAAGGACGCAAGTGCAATATCTAGCTTGAGCCGTGCTTCTTGAGCATCGGCATGAAGAGTCCAAAGGTCATCCCCCCAATGGGTAGGCTCCTCAACCGAAAGGCCACACTCCCACAGGAAGATGTCGCCATCAACTACAAGTGCTGTCTTCTTCTTCGTCATCGCTGATTCCATTCATAACGGCGATCTTTCCTAGCTCTATCAAGCCCAAGACACTGTGGAACGGTCCTTCGAAACCAACAGTGATGTCTTCAAGATCTTCCGTGCGGTTGGATGCCCCCAAGAACACCATGCAGTCGAAACGCCGGCGGAGTTCTTTGAGCATTGAGGTGGTAGGGACGTACTCAAGTGGATCCATATCTCTTCTTTCGCAGTTCGCGGAGGCGACGATCATTCGACGCCCTCATGGCTGACTTGACGGGGAACTTGCCGCAGCAAATAACAATCTCAGCCTGTGGTTTTTTATATCGGAGGTAAGGGAGCATCAACAGCAGTAATTCCACGGCCTTTTTACCGTAGATGCTCCAACGAAATACGCGTGTATTCTTCTTGATCCGATGAGTGACTGACCCCCCGAACATTGCTTCAGGCTCATACACCAATTCAGGAGACACTGTCTCCACTTGGATTGTCGGGGAGCCACGGAAATCCACATACCCCTCGCCATCAACGATGCCGGCCAACCACGCCACGTCAGTGGGTATCAGCCCAAGAGGCACCGATCTTGAACTCTCCGTCGAGGGGACACCGGAAGTCGTAGGGCTGACCGGCCTGGCGCATCGAGTGTACCGCAATCCTTCCGACATACTTCGCCTCACTTTCGGGTGCTTCGAATTGAACCTCATCGTGGACGTGCATTACTTGACGAGCGTGGAGACCGCGTTTCTTGATCTCCCTGTTCATCATAATAGTTGCCTGCTTCATAAGTATACTACCTGCTGACTGAAGCAACAGGTTAAGTGCTGAATGCTCTGATCGAATAGGTAGACGACGCCCATCGATAGCGGGGAGCCAGTCTTCTCTCTTCAGCCGGTTCTTGATTGCGTTCTTCAACCGCTTCAGTGCGGGGATGCCACTTTCCAGTAGTGACCTCATACTCCGCCCTTCACGCCGACCGCCACCAACAAGCTGGCCAATCTTGATGTCTCCCGCACCATACAGGGTGGCATACATGATGCCTTTACCCACACCCCGATCGACCCCCATCTTGTCGGCGTTGAACTGGTGGATGTCTCCCTCCTGGATCACCTTGATGTACTCACCCTCATCCCAGCGAGCGAGGTAGTGAGCAAGGCACCGCAGCTCAAGCCCAGACATATCACATCCGACCATGACCATTCCTGTGGTGGGCTTGAACAGCTCACGACACTCCTTGCCCCAAGGTGAGCCGAGAGCAGGCACCTGAGCCAGATTGGGACGGCTGTGCGAGCAGCGAGAGGAGATAGTCCCGATGGTCTCGACGTGTCCGTAGATACGCCCATCACGGCTGGCCCGGATCCAGCTCTCCCTACCTTCCGAGAGCTGGCCAATCCGCTTGCAGAGCAGCAGATACTTGGTGAGAACCTTCGCCTCAGGATACGTCAGGCTCGACAACACCGTCTCATCCACCTTCGGCCGCCCGTCGCCAGTGAACTCGGAGGGCTGCCAGTCATACATCTTGATCAAGGCGTTCGCGATCTGTAGCCGGCTGCCGGGGTTGAAGGGCACCACTCGCTTCTTCAAGGGACCTGGCTTCAAAGCCTTCTTCATCTTGGCGGGTGCATCCTTCTTACGCTCGAACCGTTCGTCTGTATCTGGGTCGAAGTAATACTGAGGAGTCTTCATGAACTCCTCTTGGGGAGGGAAGATCCTCTGTAGCTCACGCTCGATGTCGATCTTCTGCCCGATCAATTCTGAGTGCAGCTTGAATGCAGCCTCTTCATCGAAGACAACCCCGTTCATCTCTTGATCGATCAGGATGTTCCTGAAGTCTCTCTCCATTGCATAGACCTCAGGCAGGAACGTCTCGGCGATCGCGTTCCACAACCTCGCGTTCACCCGGACATCCTGCTTGCAGTAGTCGGCCATCTCCTCGGTGAACTCAGACCAATCAGTCTGCTTGCCGAAGTCACCCTTGTGCATCTTGAGGCGGTAGCCCCAGGCTTCAAGGCTGTATCGACCACGGAGCCGAGAGGGGAAATCACTGTCTTGGCAGTCCCCCTTGAGAACATCAGGGTTCATGATGCGGGATGCCAGCAAAGTATCCACGATGTCACAATCATCAAAGTTTGCGAGGGGCAACATCTTCTTCATCGCGGGGATGTCGAACCGGGTGATGTTGTGACCGACCAGACGATCTGCCAGCATCAACCGATGAACCCCATCTTGAAGTTTGTGGCCCTCCTCATAGTGGTCTGAATAGACATCCACGTCATCAGTCGAGGGATCCATGATCGCAATGCAGTGAATCACCTCCAGATCACTCAGCTCATCCCAATCCTCGATGGCGTTGGTTTCAATATCAAACACAAGATCGTACATTCGCGCCTCCTATTCGCTGAACGGGTTGTTGTACTCGTTGAGACGACCCGTGTTGGGGTTGTACTCAAGGGTCGCAGCCACACCCGTGGTGCCGGCGAACCTGTTCTTCAATACTCGGATCACTGTGTTCCGGGACTCCAGTGAATCCTGCTGGTTTCTCTCACAGCCAATCACGGCATCAGACAACTGGGCGATGGCATGGGAGCCTCGTAGTTGTGACAGTGAAGTGGCGGCACCCTCCTCATGGCCACGTCCATCTGGACGCTTCAGGTGTGATACCAGCACACAGTGGGCATCAGTCTCCTCGACCAAAGCTCGGAGCTTCGTCATCGTGGTGTCGATCATGCGACGCTCATCACCCTCCTCCAATGCCGACACCAGGATCGAAAGGTGGTCGATGAAGATGAAGCGACAGTCGAGGGCCTTGCACATATACCTGACTTGACCCAATAGTCGGCTTGGATCTTGAGATCCCCAGTGGTCATACAGCACCATGTTGCCGGTTCCGAGGATGTCATCGAACGCTTCCTTACGGGTCTCCTCAGGAACCTCATGCAGTCGGGTGTAGGGAATATCGAGGTGGATAGACATCAAGCATTCAGCCGTCTTCTTCACCGACTCTTCGAGAGCGATGTATCCAACCTTGTGGCCTTGGCTGACCAGTTGATACGCCAGCTCCCGACACACGCTGCTCTTCCCGATGCCCGTGCCGGCGGTGATGGTCACAAGCTCACCACCCCGCATACCCAGCAGGCTCTCATTGAACCCCTGCCAAGGATACTCCACCGACCACCCGGTCTCATCCTTGTTGATGTGATCCCATAGTTCGTCACCTGAGACGACGCCATCAGGCCGGAACGTCTTGGCTTCCCACAGGGCTTGGTTCAGTTCCTTGTGCTTACCCCGAACCAGACAATCATTGGCATCCTTCTCGGGCAGGCCGTGAACGATCTTGCATTTACCTGGAGTAATCAAGGGGGCACAGGCCGTCGCCGCAGCACGACCCGCATCATCTTGATCGAAGCACAGAACGACTTCTTGGAATGACTCAAGCCACTCGATACTCTTGGTGATCGCCTTGGGAGCAGAGGCCGCACCGTTGGGGATGGACACCACAGGCCACTTGTTATCCAAGATCTGACTCACGGACAGGGCGTCGATCTCTCCCTCG